ATTTGTGATTTTCAAATTGTGTTGCAATAAGACGGAGTTACGAACTACCTAACTTGGTAATCAAGGTGTTAATAAACGTGACAATCACCGATTAACTTTACTCTGAATTGTAAGTAATTAAACATCGAAGATGATCTGTTTCTACGAGCGTAGCGAAGTATAACCGAAGGTTAGTTAATAGATAAACAAAACACATGAAACACACAAGTAGTGTAACAAGTGATTAACACGTTGTTGATGCGGAAAAGAGTTGATATATAAGGTATTGCGTAACTTTATGCGTAACGTGAGTGATGTACGTGTTGTGCTGTACTTGTGTGAATCACCCGCCTTTCCCATACGTGCACTACAACGTGTAGTGTACAGGGTAATATTGGTAATGTGTAACGTTTTGTGTATCCAAGATGTGCACACTGTTCCCTGCACGTAGAGTATCGTGTCCTTCGGCGTGTGTAGCAGGGTGATGCTGTACGTGTAACCATGTTGTGTGCTGTACGTGGCAATCAACGTGATACCCCGAGGGGAAAAAGGGTACCGTTACTTGTTGCGTTGGGTTAGGTAGGGGGATAAGGGATTCCTTGTACACAACCAACCGCACGTACAGTAAGCACGTTGTACAGCACGTTGTGTACTCACCATGTGTAACACGTTGTATAACGCATTTGAAGGTGGTGTAGGGGCGAAAACACTCTCCCAAGGTGTAAACACCTTCTCGCACATCAACAACGTGTTATGCAGGCGTATAGAGGGCTTAGAATACGTGTTGTACTAAACGTAATAATTACGATTAGCGGAATAGAATGATAGGGTATACTGTACACGCTACTCGTGTAAAAAGATCACACTTCAGAGTAAAAAGGTTTTCGGTTTTTCTGTGTTCCGAAGGAACGATTGCGAAGCAATCTACTACACTCTACTAAACTTTTAAATTAGGGGTTGACTACTTTTACCAATACGTGTATACTTGTCTTTAAGAACTTTAAATACTTAAATACTAAACTTCCTTACGGAAGTTGTTAATTACTTCGTAATTAACGAGAAAGAACTTTATACTTATCTTGTTCTTTATAACTTTAAGTAATACACGTTAATTAACACGTTATATAACGTGATATATATGGGGTGTACATATGCTGTCTACGGCAATTCAGAAAAAGTATCCTTACTTCACAAATACACAAGATGAGCATAAGTTAGCTGATGAATGGGAAGCACATGTTGAACGTGTTGGTGTTGTTGATGAAGGACTTGAGTGGTTGTTGTTTGGTAAAAGTATTTCCGCCGATAAACGTTATTCTGAAGCGAGGTGAATTACACATTGTACATAACTGATATACTTTTAGGTTTAGCTGCGTTAAGCAACACTGCTTGCATCCTCCTTATCGTCCTCTATCTGAAGCGAACAACTCCCCTCGTATCACCTATCTCCGCCGAAGAACACGTTGACCAACACTTTGATGAACTTGGCATTGGTGAACAACTCACGCTTCAAGAACACATTATCCTCCGCGAAGAAGCGTATGATCAACGTATTGCCAAGTTTAAAGATGAACTTGCTAATCAATTTTCCTCGAAGTACTCCTCCGAAAGTGATGCCCCTGAATTTGACCCCAATGTGAAAAACCTACCCCACAAAATCATAGACAACAAAGGCGCAAATCAAGGAATTGAAGTTTCCGAATAATGCGCTTTTTATTTTGATTCGTATGAGGTGAATGTTATGGATAAAACCGTTATCGGCTTTTTGGCTGATGTGCTGTATATCAAAGAGGTCATTTGTTATGAAGAGTTTGAAGCGATTCAAGACTGCAAAACGCCGATGGACTTGGATGCTGTATTTGAGAAGATGATGCGAGGTGAGTTCAATGTCTACCGACGAGGTGAAGCTCGACCTAAAGAGTGATGAAGAAGAAGTTGGACTCATCACCACTCTTCCCCCGAAACAACAACGCTTTGTACACCTGTACCTCACCGGTCAATACCCCACCAATAAGCTTGCCCAACTTTTAGAAGTTCATCCCAACACCATCTTCAATTGGATGAAAAATCCTACTGTTAATCAAGTTATTCTTGAAATGCAGGAAAGTACAACACAAGTTGTGCAGACACAGCTAAAAGCGTTGACACTCAAAGCGGTGAATAAGCTTAATGAGTTGGTGAATAGCCCGATTGACGGTGTTGCCTTGCAGGCTGTAAAGGACATTCTGGACAGATCAGGACACAAGGCTAAACAGGAAATTAAGGTGGAAAAAACCGTTACCTTTGAAGAGAAGATGAAGAACTTGATAGACATAACTCCACTTGATGAGGTGATGGATGATGAGTGATATGGAAGAACGTTTTGTTGATTTACATGAAATGATGGAATACCTTCAAAATGAGTTGTTAAAAGCAAATATGATCGCCACGGAAGATGAGTTGGTGTTAATCATCCAAACGATGATGCGTTACTTTGTGGATAAAGGCATCTTTCATGATTATGTAGAATACGAGGAGGAATAAAAGATGAATAAAAATAAAATTACGATTGATGAAGTGGAAGCAATTTTAGCAGCAAGTGAGATTGATGTGTATACGGTTCACGATAAATGTACAGTTGTGTCTTGCAAATTACCAAATGGATTTGTTTTAGTAGAATCATCGGGTGCTGTTGATGTGAATAATTACAGTGAAGAAGTTGGTGAAGCAATTTGTCTTGCCAAAATTCGAGATAGTATTTGGAAACTTGAAGGTTATCACCTTGCTAATCACCTCTATCATGCAAGGAAAGCACTCGAATCAGTAAAGTAGGTGCAATATGACCAAAAAACTCCCCACCCTGTCAAAAGAGGAGTTGTTTTACTATAAGCTCCGCACGGATAAGCGATGGTTCATAGAAAACTTCCTCAAAATCCGCAACAAAGACTCCGAATTAGTCCCCTTCAAGCTTAACCACGCCCAACTTATTGTCCTTGACTTGATTAAAGAGTGTGAAAAAGAAGGCAAAATGAAACGGTTTATCGTCCTCAAAGCAAGACAAATGGGGCTGAGTACACTGTTTGAAGCGTTAATCTTCCAAGATACCGTTGTGAATCAGTTCAAAAACAGCATGATCATTGCCCACGAAGATAAATCCACGCAAGCCCTCTTCTCAATGAGTAAACTGTACTACGAAGAAATGCCCGATGTGATCAAGCCGATGAAGAAGTACAGCAACGAGAAGGCTTTAAGTTTTGAAAACCCCACATCAGATGATGCGGAGAAGGCTAAAAACCCCGGATTAAGGTCTAAAATCACCGTATCCACCGCTGGTACACTTGAAGCTGGACGTGGAACTACGGTACATAACTTGCACGCTTCAGAAGTAGCGTTCTTTCCTGATGCGAAGACGACCATGTTGGGGCTTTTACAGTGTGTGCCTGACAAAATGAACACGTTTGTTGCACTTGAATCAACAGCAAATGGAGTAGGTGATTGGTTTCATGAAATGTGGCAAAAAGCAACCCGCGGTGAGAATGATTTTATCCCTGTGTTTCTTCCTTGGTTTATCGACCCCGGTTACACACGTCCATTTCGGAGTGTTGCAGAGCGAGAACAGTACTTGGAAGAGATTAATCAGACTTCATATGACATGCAGGGAAACGTGGTAAGGACGTATGAGTATGAATTGATGACGAAAAACAACCTTACACCTGAACAAATGAACTGGCGGCGCTGGGCGGTAGCCAACAAGTGCCAAGGTGATGAGGAGTTGTTCATGCAAGAATACCCTTCCACGCCTGAAGAAGCATTTATTTCCTCTGGTCGACCTAAATTTAGCATTAAATCCCTTCGAAAGTACCAAACTATAACGAAAGAACCAAAACGTGGTTACTTGCGTGAAAATAGTGAAGGGAAGATTGAGCTAATTGAAGATGCTAAAGGGTATGTGTCGATTTGGAAAGAACCCGAATCAAACAAATTCTACGCGATTGGTGCTGACGTTGCAGAAGGTCTTATCAACGGTGACTACAGTTGTGGTGTTGTTGGTGATAGCGAGTCTTTCGATATATCTGCTATGTGGCATGGGCATATTGATCCTGATTTGTTTGGAGCAGAATTGGTCAAGCTTGCACGCTATTATAACGATGCGTATCTTGGCGTTGAGTCTAATAATCACGGTCTCACTACACTCACTTCAATCAAAAGACTAGAGTATTGGAATCTCTACTTTAGCAAAACGTTTGATAGAATTAGCGAACAAATCACGCAAAAGTTGGGTTGGACAACTTCCAGCAAAACAAAGCCTCTTATGATAGACAAATTGGCAGAGTTTGTACGCGAAATGCATCTTGGCATTTACAGCGATAAAGTGATTTCTGAAATGTTTACCTACGTGATTGAAGACGATGGCAAAACGAATGCTCAACTTGGGTGTTATGACGATACTGTCATGGCTACTGCAATTATGCTACAATTGTTACTGGAAGGACGTGGAGATTTTTACGTTCCTGAAGTTCCGCTTGAACAGCGTCATACTCGTCCCAAAGATGTACTTGATCCTTTGTTTGAAGTGGAGCATAAAGATGAAGTTGCCGAATAGGAGGTAGAACATGGGTGAAGTTGCCAAGAATTATGATGAAGCCAATTTAGCAAGTTTATGGAGACACCGATTCATGGAGTCTATGATTGCTAAAGGTGATTACACAAAGCGTTGGCAGAGATATATTGATGCGTATTTTGGTGAGTATTTCAAGGATAAAAAACGTCCTGATTACAAATCAAACTTAGTGTCTAACTATATCTTCTCCATTATTGAAACGATTCGACCGATCATGCTAGACAATGACCCAAAGTTTCAAGCCATCCCCAGACAGCCTGAAGGCAGAGAGTTTAGCTCTGATTTGAACGAAGCCTTGCTGTATGAGTGGGACAGGGAAAGAATGAGTGAGAAGTTGTACCGCGACTTGATCACCACCCTCATCACAGGTACAAGCGTGTATTTCTTGCCTTGGGATAGTAACGAGAAGAATGTGAAGGCTGTCAGTGTGAATCCATTCAACATCTTCCCTGATCCGCTTGCAACTACAGTGGATGATGCGGAGTATCTCATTTATGCTACATACAAGCATGAAGGGCAGTTGCAAAAAGCATTTCCTGACAAAGCAGATAAGCTGAAGGGAAGCCAAATCAACTACTCTGAACTGGTGCAAGAACGTGATGATCAAGGCACGCGCATCAGTAATCAAATCTTGGTGCTTGAAGTGTACGCAAGGGACTATGCAACAGAGGTAAGTGAAGATGTTGGCGGTGTAAAGAAAGCCAAAGCTAAGTATCCAAATGGTCGAGTACTTGTGATTTGCCCCGAAATTAATCTTGTCCTCTCTGATAAGCCTAACCCCTACAAAGATGGAAAATTCCCTTTCACACTTTTCAAAGATTATGACGTTCCCAATAAGTTTTGGGGTGAAGGTGAGGTTGCACAGCTCCTCTCTCCTCAGAGTTACATGAATGAACTTGGCAATGCGATTGTGGATAATGCCAAAAGAACGGCTAACATGCCTTGGATTATTGATAAGAATGCAGGTATTGCTCAAGGTGCAATTACAGACAGACCCGGACTTATCATTCGTAAAAACCCCGGTTCAGAGGTTAGGCGTGATGCGCCACCTCCTCTTCCTGCTTACATTCAGAATGCAGTTGATGGGCTGAAGAATGATATGGAGCAAATCAGCGGTGTGTTTGATACGCTAAAGGGTAACAGTGAAACAGGTGTATACACAGCGCAAGGTATACTTGCTTTACAGGAAGCAGGACAAGCACGCATCAGGTTAAAAGTGAAATTGCTTGAGCAAAGCTTATCTAAGTTTGCCTGTATGTGGGTATCACGTATGAAACAGTTTTGGAGAGATGATAGATTCATAGCTATTACGCATCCTGATGGGCAGTACGACATCAAGCAGTTCCGCACGCAAGCACTTGAGTATGATTATGATGTGAAGATAACAGCCGGTTCAACCATTGCTGTTAACCGCGGTGCCATGCTTGATTTGATGATTCGTCTTGCTCAAACTCAAATGCCTGACGGTCAACCACTTGTAGATAGGGAAGCTGTTGTAACGTACTTGCCTGAAGAGGTGAAGAGCACATTGTTAAGACGTATGGGGAACAAGCAACAACAGTTTGATCAATTTGTACAGCAAGTGGAGCAATTTGAACAGCAAGTTCAGCAGCAAGATCAGTCTATTTTGCAGACAATGAATCAACTTACTTCTGCCGTTGAATCTATTAATAACCAAATTTTACAACTAAAACAACAGCATGTTAATATGATAGAGAAACAAAAACAAGAGGAACAATTAGCCAAAGTCAAAGATCAGGGTTATAACGAGGGTTATACCGATGCGGAGAAGTTGCTAACTCCAAAGCAGAATGGTGATCCGAGTGAAATTCCTGATGACATGATTGAAGGCTTAAACAAGCTATCAGATGATGAACTCCAACTCATCCTACAAGAAAATCCTGATTTGATAGATTTGATCAACAAATCACAATAATTTGGAGCAAACCCGACGTGGATTCCAAGGAGGATTAAGATGAATATTGATGAGTATCGTGCCCTAGTTGCACAAGAGAGTGCTGAAGCGGAGTCTAAAGAAGACCAAACTGCTGAAACACAAGCTGAAGAAACACCTAAGCAAGAGGAAGAAACAACACCACCTGAAACGAAAGAGGAAACACCTCCTGCACAAGAAGAAGACACTAAACCAACCGATAAGATTGTTATTGATGGTCTTGGTGAAGTTACACTGGATGACATCAAGGAGTGGAAAAATGGTCACTTACGTACGGAGGATTACACGAAGAAAACTCAGGAAGTTGCTAGAGTTAGAGAAGAGAATAAGCAAGCGATTGAACTGTTCAATTTTATCAAATCTAATCCTCAATTAGCTGAAGTGTTGCTTCAACAAAACCCCACGCAAGGTGCTACACAAGCCCTCCACAATGCAAATCCGATTGTTCAGCGTCAAGCCCAACTTGAACAGCAAGTTTACGA